ATGCGCCATTACTATGCAGAATGGTCGAAGTGGATGCAAGTGGATGCTAGTAATCCTGCACTGGCAGCGTAAACGATGATTATCAACCGACCAACGAGGAACAAAGATGATTGCAGAAACCCTTGCGGGTATCGCACTGGTGAAGAGTGCCGTAGACGGTATTAAATCTGCAATTGGAACAGCCAAAGATGTTGGTGAAATTGCAGGACATATTGATAACCTGCTAACTGGTGAAAAGCAAGTACAGGAACAACGAGCACGTAAATCTGGTGTTAGCTTGGGTGACCAGTTTGGTATCAAGTCCGTTGCACAAGAAGTCATCGATGCAAGACTTGCACAGGAAAGCCTAAATCAGATGCGTACAATGGTGGACCTACGTTTTGGTCCCGGTACTTGGCAATCTATAGTTGATGAACGTGCACGTCGCATAAAAGAAGCAAAAGAGGCAGAGCGTCAAGCCAGAATCCAAGCCCAACGCGAACATGAAGAGTTCATGGAAGGCTTAAAGCAGTCCGCTTTAGTTAGCTTAGTCGTGGCAATAACAATAGGTTTATTCTTTGCATTCATTATCCTACTTCCAAAATAACTTGACTAAATTAGATTTTTAGTCTATAATAAGTTCGAAGGGGACTACTATGAAAAAACTTGCTATAGACGCATTGAGGCACAGGTATGAAGCTGAGAAAAAAAGTGCAGAATACACTATCGTTAATTACTTCAACAATCCAGCAGCGATTGGAGAGCATCCCGACTTGCTTGCAGAAATTGATAAGGCTCTTGAAAGTTGGGATTCAGCGCAAGGTAAGCTTGAAGCTTTGGAAGCACACGAAGATAACAGCTATCAAACGCTGTTTGATTAAGTATTTTGGCTTGGGACTTCTATACGCAGGTAGACCTTTTACAAAAATAGGTGATTGGTTTTGGAAAAAGCACAGGGCAGTATTAGATTTATTAAATCCCAACTCTTAAAACCTCAACACTTGAGACGCACATCTCCCCCCGCTGTGTTTAAAAGTAAAGATTTAAAACAGGTTGGTAAAAACCGCTACGTTATAGTGAAGGCAACTGATGACATTTCTTGAACTTATAAATGCCGTTCTACGTGAAGTAAACGAAGTCGAACTTACGACTCTTGGTTCTAGTAGAGGCATACAGACTTCTGTAAAAGACTTTATAAACAAGTCACAAAGAGATATTATCAATTCTGAGGTTGAGTGGCCTTTTACAATTGTGTCTACTTCTTTTACAACTACAGCAAGCACAGCAGAGTACACACCCCCTGCAACTGTTAAAACTATAGACTTTGATACATTTACCGTTCAAGAATCTGCAACAACAGCCGAAAGAAGCTTGCAGTATATATCATTTAATGAGTATATAGAAAAACTCAATGAAACTGATACCAATCCCAGCGGAGATAGCGAGGGATTGCCTCGTTATGTATATTTCACTCCAGATGAAAAAATAGGATTATCA